GGATATTAAAACTAAGGATAAATGGGATATTGAACCAGTTGTATTCAAGAACCCTAAGCCGTTTTTTACTATCCCGCTGACACCTAAAGGTCGAATGCCTCGCAATCTAGAAGTGCCACAAGGCGCCCGCCTACGATTGGTCAGCAACAATAACCTTCCGCTTAATACGATGCGCCGAGCAATGGACATTGCGAAGCATCGCTTTCAACCAGAAAGCATTGCATTTTTAAACAGGGCAGCCGGGGAAAGAGGTACTGTTGAAGATCTTACAAATGGCATTAAAACAGAAAACCTGCGAGATATCAATGTTCAAGAAGAACTTATCGATGAATATCTTGCAGACTATCAAACTGATGAAGATACTCTTGAGAGAGTTTTTGAGCTTAATCGAAAGTATAATAAAATTATTGAAGACAACGAAGAGATAACTCGAAATGTAAATTGGAAGCTTCGAAAATTTGAATGGGATCATCTTTTTAATTATGGAAAAGACAATTCAATTGATTTTCGTAACTTAAACGGAATCATTGGAGTCTTTGGCAAAAACTTTAGTGGAAAGTCTAGTATTGTTGATGCTGCTCTTTACACGTTGTTTAATACAACTTCCAGAAATGAGCGCAAAAACCTCAACGTTATTAATCAGCATCAAGATTCCTGCACAGGATATTTAGAGATTGAGATCGGAGACAAAACGTATAAGATAAAAAGGACTTCTGAGAAATATACCAAGCGCTTGAAGGGCGAAGAGACTCTTGAAGCAAAAACCGATTTGAACTTTGAGGTTTACGATGCCGTCACAGATGAAGTCACATCCTTAAATGGCAATACTCGCATTCAAACCGACGCAAATATTCGAAAGCACTTTGGTACCATGGATGATTTTCTAGTGTCTTCTCTGGCCAGCCAGCACGGCGCATTGACATTCATTGATGAAGGTTCGACCCGTCGCAAGGAAATCATTGCCAAGTTCCTGGATTTGGAAGTCTTTGAGAAGAAATTCAAGATGGCCAAAGACGATTCGGTTGAAGCAAAAGCATTGCTTAGAAAATATGAAGGGCATGCATATGACACCGAGATTGGCGAATTAGAAGAAGAGCTTGCAAGTTTAAAGAAAAAGGCTACGAGCAATAAAAGGCTATGCAATAAATTAAAGAAAAAGCTACGCCAATCAGATGATGAGCTTATTTCGCTTGGTGAACAGATTAGTGGAGTTCCTACCGAGCTTATTGATATTACAAAACTATTAACAGAGCAAAAAAAGGATCAAACAACCTTTAGGCTTTTAGAAGAAAAGATTGAAGAACAGACAACCGCAATCGATCTTAAAGGACAAAAAGCAGAAATTTCATCTGGATTTTTGGATTTAATTGATATTGATATTTTAACCCAAACTCAAGATGAAATCGATGCGTTAAGCAAAACGATTAATACTTTTAAAGTCCAAGTTGAAAACATTAGCAAAAAGGAGGCCCTTCTCAAGAGCATTCCTTGTGGGGATTCTTATCCCACCTGCCGTTTTATTAAGGATGCACATATCGATGTGGCGAATAAAGAACTCGTTGCACACGATCTTTCTGTAGCTATCAATCGAGTAGACACATTAGACCCGCAGGATATCGAAGAAAAGATACAGGAATATAGTCTTATCAATGATTTGATTGATGAAATGCAAAAAGACATTAGTGATCTCGAACTAGAGCGAGAGCGCAATAAAAGCTCGAAAGCAAACCTTGAATTAAAATTAAAGGATATTGATATCAAGGTTCAAGAATATAATCAAAATAAGGAAGCAATTGAAAGCCTTGAAAAGCTTTTAAAGCAAAAGAACAAATTAGAAGAAACATCCGAAGCACAACGAGCGCAGCTTAAAAATTGTGAAGAATTAACCTTAGAAATTGTCAAGAAGATTGGTTCCTATGAAGAAAAGGCCTCCTCCCTAAAAGAACAAAAGAAGGACTATCTTGGTCTTCAAAATGATTATGCCGCATACGATTTGCTTATGCAATGTATGCACCCCAATGGAATCGCTTATGATATTATCAAAAAAAAGATTCCAGTGATCAATCAAGAGATTGCAAAAGTTCTCGCCAACATTGTTGAGTTTGAAGTGTTCTTTGAGACAAACGGCAACAAGTTTGATATATTTATCAAACACCCAAAACATGACGAAAGACCCATTGAAATGGCATCAGGCGCCGAGAAGACAATGGCAGCGATGGCAATTCGCTTGGCTCTTTTGAGTGTTTCTTCGCTTCCAAAGTCGGACTTGTTCATCCTCGACGAACCAGGGACCGCATTGGACGAGGAAAATATGGAGGGTTTTATTAGGATCTTGGAACTAATTAAAGTGTATTTTAAAAATGTTTTGCTTATCTCGCACCTCGATTCTCTCAAGGATTGTGTTGATATGCAGATTGTAATTGAGAAAAAGAAAGGATACGCGAAGGTAAACCAATAATGAAGCTCACCAAATCACAGTTAATGACAGTTATCAACGAAGAGCTTGAACAGCTAGATGAATTCTTCGGGCCCTGGGCGAAAGCCGTCCCAGTCGATTTTAACACAAATTGGGACTGGAAAGACTATGAATACGAAGACACCCAAAAACCGCTTGTCTCTCTATCATCGAAACTCAAAGGCAAGGAGAAATGGGAAGCCCTTCGGCCATCGATAGATCTAATGGCACAGATAATGGAGAAGTGGGGGCTAGCCGTCGCCCAGGGTGGCGATGATAATGATCGCGAGGCTATCACCCGGGTCGCCAAGGACCTCCAGCGAGTGTCCGCAATCAAGACTACCCCCAAAGATTTCCTGCCCAACTGGCAGCGGACGTTCGAACACGTTACCCGCATGGCGGCGTATATCGATGAGAGTCTGGCCAACCAAGCCAAAGCCGCGGCCGAAGAGGCCGCAGAACGGGCCCAGCGCGCTTGGGAAGCGGGCGCCCCAGAAAGAAAGGCCAGAGCCCATCGCCAGAAAGAAAAAGACGACTGGGCAGCCGAAGTCGCGTATCGCGACAAGTACGGCCGTGAGCAGACCCGCGATTTTCACCGCGCAAATCCCGGCCGAGCCGGCACCGCCAATTTGGGCTACGGCGAAGGTATTGAAAGAGCGGAGCTTGAAAAGATCATCCAAGAAGAATTAGAAGGAATGTTAAAATGAAACTCTTGATGGAAAATTGGCGCCAGTTTGTAAATGAAGAAGCGAGACAATATACTAGCAATGATTTTTGTACCGAATACCCCAACGCTTGTAAAAAAGTATTAGGTACCCAAAGAGCAAATATGCCCCAAGTTCCGGATGTCGAGGATTTTGAAACTGATTTAGAATCGTATCCGCCCGAGGGCATCGAGACTAACGAGCCTGAAAAGATTCCTGATATAGGGCAAGCAACAAAGGCATATTTGAACTCATCCGATGACCAGGGCCAATGGCCCCGGGGAGATCAGGTTAGAGTTAAGGAAGTACCCGATGTCAATCCTCTTAAGCTAAACCCTACTCAAAAAGATACGTATATGGACAATGCATTAAAGAAAGTTGCAGCGGCAGAAGATCCCAATGGGGACTGGAAACCCTGGAACGCCTCAGTACTTGTATCGAAAGACGGCTATTTATTAGATGGCCATCATCGATGGGCAGCCACTATTATTTATAATGATAGACATCCAGACGATCAGCATTCGATGATCATACAACAAGTAATGATGCCTATTAAACAGCTTCTTAAAGTTGCAAACGCTTACACCGACGCAGCCGGCGGCCAACGTCATTCTGGTGGCGGCACTACAATGGAATAATAAACGGAGATTTAAATGAGCAACCCTGACAATTTTGATTTTGTTGAGCCGGCAGTAGAGGAAAACCCACCTGCCCTCGACGCACCCACAACTAGCGAATTCGATGATTTTGATTTCATCGATCACTATGGGGACGATGAAGAAGTAAGCCATGAAAACCTACTTCCAGAGAATACTGTTCCGGCAGCACTAAATTGTGCTGTTGTCGGCGTAGGTGGAGGTGGCGGCAAGATGGCCAAAGCCTTTCTCGATCTTGGTTATAACAGGACTTTCCTTGTCAATACCACTCCTAAAGATATTCCTGACGATGTGGGTGATGAGCATGTTGTTTTGATTCCCGATGCCGATGGTATTGGAAAAGATGTGAATTTAGGAAAAGCTGTGTTTGATGCAAACAGTACAGTCGTAGAAGACGCCCTCCGCACAAAATTAGGCAAAGTAGACTGGCTGTTCGTTTGCGCTGGAGGCGGCGGTGGAACTGGTTCTGCCGTCGCTTCGCTCCACAGTGTGTTTGAGCGCTATTTAAAATCTGTTCAAGCGGAAGGCGAAGTTGTATACATCGTTTCATGGCCCACAGCACAGGAAAGCTTGAATCCTACGATTAGCAAGAATGCACTAACACTTTTAAATGACGTATCGAAGCATACTCATATTGTTCTGGATAATGAGCGCCAAGTTAAACTGTTGCGTGGTAAAGTTGGGATGCTTAACTTGTTTCCGTCTGCTAATACTGCGTTCGCAAAGCTATGGACACAGGTATTAAAGCTATCTTCAGACAAATCACCGATTCAATCGTTTGACACAAAAGATCTCGAAAGTTGTTTGAGGACGCCCCAAAGAATGTTTATCGGTTCGACAATGGTTAAGGATCCTGCCACACCTAATTTAGGCTCAATGATCCTTCAGAACTGTATGAAGCGCTCCCCGTGCCCTTCCCCTAAAGGAAAGCCAAAAACTGGCGCATTATTATTAATTGCGTCTTCTGAGATGGCAAACGATCCAGAAATTAGCAAGCACTTGGATGCTGCGATTGGATATGTTGGCGGCAGAACTGATACACTTTTTTCAGGCGTTTATATTAATGATAACGTGCCTGGACTTGTTGCCATACTATGTATGAATGGGCTACCCAAAGGAAAATAACAAATGAGCACACCCCGAGATTTAGCGCAAGATTCATGGATTCTTCTTAAGCGTCTTGTTACATTAAAAGCCAACCTAGAAGATTATGTTGTAATTGGAGCCGTCAAACTTGGCGCATTTGCCGCAGGCCTTGGCCTCGGCTGGTACCTATGGGGAGCAGTATAATGAGAAAGAACAAGAAGTTTATCGACCCTCGATATTTTATGGATGAGAAGCTTGAAGAAGTTCTGTGGAAAGTCGAATACAATAAGAAGGGTGAACCACGTCCTGCCACAGGCAAGCAAGAAAAAGGGAAGCACACCAAAGAGGTAGAAGCAGGGAGTGCTGAAGAGGCTCAACGCGAGTTAGTCAAAGCCGGCCATCATGTTGTTAAAACTTCGAAAGTAGAGAAAGAAGGCGAAGAATGAAACTTTGGAATAAACTAAATCACTGGCTCGACTGGCGCGGAATTAAGTGGACCGACATTCTCGGCGCATCTCTTGCGCTTGGAACGATCATAACACTAGTTATAATGTTAACCTGGGCAGCACTACAATAATGAAAGTAACGAAACTACAACTCAGGCAGATTATTAAAGAGGAGCTAAATGAATATTTACCTCCTGGCAGGATGACGAAAAGCACTTCTAGTGAAGATATCCAAAAAATGGCGCAGGAAGTTCTAGAAAGTGAGTTGCCGGCAGCAACCATGGTCGACGTTATGGCAGCCTTAAGTGAGATTGGACACACGGAGGGAACCTTCACATATGAATACTTGTTCCGCCAACCAAGCGCCAGCACAGCAAGAAGGAACGCCAAAAAGATTTTAGACATTTTAAATGCAGGCGCACAAGAAGAGCCACGCGATCCATATGCCGACGAATCCCCATATGATGTAGGATATTAAATGAAAGCAAAGCTCTTAAAATTATGTCGATTGGATGTGCTGGCTGTAGGGCTAGCATTACTTGCTTTGGCAGTTGCATGCTGTTCGCATCACAGAGCACACGAAAGATTAAATGATATAGAACGTATCGGCATTCCGCTAGACACACATCCCCCTGTAAGGTTTAAGCCTGAATGTCCCTATTAATTGCCAAAGCAAAGTTGATGGAGATCATCCATGAAGAGATCGAAGAAGCTTTAGATCCTCATCGCTCCTTAGCTGCGCAGGCAGGAGATGAATATGAAGAGCCAGAAGGAGATCTACCAGGAGCCCTTCCGCTTGCAAGGCCGCCGCCTTCTAAAGAAGAGCCAGATCCTTATCCCATACATCCCAGCCCTCAAGCGATGGCGATAGCGATGGATTGGTATCAAAGCAAGAGTCCGAAAAAATATAAAAACTTTATTAGAGATAGAGGGTCTCAAAAAGAATTAGATCGAACGAAAAGAGCTATTTTGCGTGCCGCTAGAGAAATAGATGCAGCACGCAAGCCCCCCGAATACTCTCCGATTCATCATGCAGCAACGGAGCCACTCCCGCAAGTAGGAGAAGGCATTGTTTTGCGACAATATATTAAAGAAGAACTAGAAGCATACTTAGAGGAACAGGAAAAGAATAATCCTTGGGCTATTTGTACTGCTTCTGTTGGAAGAGAAGATAAAGAAAAATATGAGAGATGCGTGAAAAGCGTAAAAGCAAAAAATAGAGGTAAATAAAATGAGCTTATTAAGAAAAGTATGGGACTGCGCCACCACAGGCGTAGGACATTTATGGAGGCTAGCACTCGATGGAGGCTGGGCTATGTGGCATGAAGTTCGAGGTGGCGTCAGTCGTCTTAGTTGGTGGGTCCTTGTGGGCCTAGTTTGGCTTGACGGTGTGCTGTTTGCTCACTGGTTGCTATAGGAAATATAATGGCAGAACACAAAGGATTTGTTGATGTTTGGTTACTGAAGCTTACATCTCGTAAGTTATTGGTATGGATGACTGCATCTGCGTTAGCATTTGCAGGTTATCTTACCAGTGGGGACTGGGTTATCATTAGTACCGTTTTTGTAGGCACCCAAGGTGCTGTCGATATCGTTGAGAGACTTAAGGGGCTTAAATGACCTTACAGCAGGCGGTGCTTCAGTTTTTACTGAAGAATTGGAAGGGTGTTTTGATCGCCCTGCTTGGTCTTGCTATAATGGGCAAAATGCGTTATGACTATAAACAGATGCAAGCTGCCTATGAAGCATCAGAGCAATCGCTTCAAGCACAAATTGCTGGTTTGAAAGAGATCCACCAAAAGCAAATGGCCGATATGGAAGAATCTCTTCAAGTTTATAGAGACACCATAGAACAAGTAGAGCGAGATTACCAAGAGAGCCAAGAAGAGTTGCTAGAAGTGATCGAGAGTCGGAGAGAAGAATTCGGAAGACAATTCTCTGAAGACCCAGAAGAATTATCTGAGACAATAATGTTGATGTACGGATTTGATTATGTTCCTTAGTCTATTATTAATGTTGGGCGGCCCTGCTCAAGCAGCAGACACAGGCCAGTTCACATTCCTGGGACACCAACAGTGTGCGCCATTTGAAGGCGTGCTCTTTGATGTGCCGGCATTGTCGGAAATCTTAGCGCGCCAGTCTACTGCTAACCTCGCATGCCAAGCACGAATTGAATACGAGCTTTCAGTCGAAGCGGCGAGCTATGAACTAGAACTCCGAAATTGGGAGATTCAATATAATGCACTCCACGAAGAAACAAGTCTTCTGATCTTTCAGAAGGATGAAGAGATCGATCACTTGCAAAGGGCGCTCTTAAAACAATCTCCGAGCAACAATTGGCTTTGGGGCGCCGGCGGCATAGCGGTAGGGGTTGCAGCAACATATGGGGCCTATAGATTGTTCAATGAGTGATAAAGATTTAGATAAAATTGTTGCAATTGAAAAAGCCATTGCTCAAAAATATGGCGATGAGGCTATTCAAAATCCTCGCGCAAACTGGGACGAGATTAAAGAAAGAGAATATCTTGAGCAAATGCAAGAGTTATATAAAAAAACTAATGAAAACGACAAGTGGCAAGAGAAGATTGACATAAATGGTATAAAGGTTTCAAAGAAACTATTTAATAGAGATTCTTTACAGCATTGTTCTGTGTGTTCTTCTTTGGCTAGAAAATCGACAGATGATGTTTGTCTTCTCAAATATGATTGCTGCTATAAGTGCTACATTCAATATGTGGAAGACAGAGAAGAAAGATGGGAAAAGGGCTGGAGACCAAAAAATGAAAATAACTAAAGGAGATTTAAAGAATATGATTCTCAAAACTCTAAAAGAAGCAGAAGCACCAGCCCCCGCACCCGAAACTGATCCTACCAAACTTCAAAGCAAAAGCATGGGCAAGAGCCAATTCGCTCGTTCCGGAATGGAAACTAGAAAAGCCGCCTCCGCTGAACTGAGTAGCCAAGAACAAGGTATTGTTGATCAGGTTGATAACTTTTTACTCAAGCTTGCTAATGAGCCAGGGGTAGATCTTGTTACACACAAGATGTTAATACAAAGAGTGATGAAAATTCTGCAAGATAAACTTAGCAAAGGAGAGACAGCATAATGGCAACAGTATACGAAATCATACAAGGACTATCACAAGCAGCCGCTAATGCATATGATGGCGCACTAACGGAAGAGGGAGAACCTGTACTGGTGGGCCTTCAAAGAGAAGAAGGGGATCCAATTCTTGACAAGAGAGTATTAGATGGCTTTAATGTAAGGTTTCGTGGTAATCTGATGTCTCTTTCTTATCATTCTGAAGTTCAATTAAAAGAAGTATATACTAATGGTTTTGAGAGTGATATAGAGCAGCGTATATCTGAGATTGCTTCTTTTCTTAAAAAAGAATATCGCAAGATTACCGGTAACTCCGTGCAACTTACTAAAGAAGGTGAGGTCGATATGAGAGTCGAAAGCACCTCTCGTATTCGTTCATGGGTGACGGCCGAATGCCGCTATAAGGTTGGGGGCCTTGATGAAGCAATGCAAGTTGAAGCTCCATCAGAATCTACTGTTGAAGGTAGTTGGAAAACCTTTCTTGATTTGGGCGGCTGGAAAGGCAAGCGCCCTAAGAATGATACCCGCAAAAAAGGCTCCGAAGTTGAAAAATGAAGATCTCTATTGACAGACTTAAAGAACTTATTACAGAAGAAGTTACTCATATATCTACCATAGATGAAGGTGAGTGGCGAACCGGAGTCCCCGACGAAGAAGTACTGGCTCACGGCTCTGATTTAGAAAAATACCCAACAACTATGGAAGAAGTAATTTCGGATGCTATTTCTATTGTTTTTGAGGATATGTATGTTAAAGCTGGGGGCAACAGAGACGAGATAGCTGCTGTCGATAGTGAACTTAATGAGATGGCCATGGAAGCGCGCGATAGAATTTTTGAACTTGCTGGTGCAAATAACACCGAAGAGATCGAAGTTGTCGACGATGAGTACTGAGAAGAATTATGAAAATTACCAAATCAGAACTTAAACAAATCATTAAGGAAGAAATCGAATCAAGTAAGGAAATATTAAATTTATTAAGCGACATATCACAAAAGCTTAATAGAGGCGCAGACATTTTAAAAGCAATAGAGAGCGTAGATACTAGCATTGACTACCTAATTGCGGCAACAACAGGGGAAAATCCCCTTACTATTGGAGCAATGCAAAAATCATTTGGCCGGTTTCGCGCTCCACCGACTCAAGCACCGCTCTCGACGTCGCCCCCTCAAGTAGTCACGAAAGAAGATGAATGAGTTTTCAACTAGACAAAAATCAGCAAGTCAAAGAGATATTAAAATGCGGAAAAGATCCATCTTATTTTCTTAAAACATATGCTAGAATTTCGCACCCACTATATGGGCTTATATTATTCAATACCTATGACTTTCAAGATGAGCTTCTTAGAGACTTTAATGATTATCGCTTTAATGTTATCTTAAAAGCACGCCAACTTGGAATTTCAACTATTACTGCCGGCTATGTTGTATGGATGATGTTATTTCATCGCGATAAGGCCATTCTTGTTATGGCTACGAAGTTTGCAACAGCGGGAAACCTTGTAAAG